TGCAAAGAATCAGTATAATTCTTCTGAATTATACTACTAATAATACTTTCGGCTTTTTGTACTTGGCTTTGAACTTCGTCTTGCTGCCAATCTTTTATTTTACTCATTATTACCTCCTAAATATATAATTAATAATATTCCAATTAATCCTATGACAATCATGTCAGGGAAAAATGGCAACATTATGATTTTCTAGGTCTATTTCGTTTAGGTTTTACCTCCTCTTTACTTTTATCAGGCATTATTATTGTTTCTTCACATTCCCAATGAACTTTTTGTTCTTCTTCATTATCTAAATCAAATTTATTATGATTAACTTCACCTGTATTACCAAATATTTCACCTGTTTTATTGTCATAAATATTACCTTTGTCATCAACACAAAATACCCTTCTATGAAAATTATTTGTTTTTGATTCAAATTTATTTAAATCATACATATTGGTAATTGATTGAGCAAAATCTTCAGATAATAATATTCTGTAATACCAAATAATTCTTCTTTTTGCGTAAGGTACTGCTGTCTTGGTTGCAAATTTATATGCAGCACTTCTAAATACTGTTTTAGTGAACCAAGTTGTACCTCTCATTGTTGCTCCTATAACCATATTATATTCCTTTCTAGTTATATGTGATAGATTACTTCATCATCAGTTAATTCTCTCGTAGATACCTTCATATCTTTTACTACTTTGTTTATATCTTCTAATGTTAAATCTTTATCATAGACATAAACTACAATAGCTTTTTCATATACTTCAGGTGTTTTAGTTTTGTATACTTTGTTAGTCATTCTACCTCCAGTTGTTTTATTATTCTTAATACATTCTTTTCCCAGTTCTTATCTTTCGAATATCTAGGTAAGCTGTATACTAATGATTCTAAATTGGTTTCATCATTGAACCATTGATTCCATAATTCATGTTGAAACCCTTCATATTTTTTGCTCATTGATATCAAGTCCATAAAATCATAGACTGAATCACATGGCGTCAAATATCTTTGAATCTTAACTTCTTTGTTTTCTTTCGGTATCATAAACTCGTCTGGATCATCACTTACTGATTTGATACCAAAATAGTTATTACCCTCTATTGCGAACCTACTCGTTCCCCAGCCACTTTCGTGTGAGGCAACTGCAACAACCAAGTGTATTGGTATTCTATTTTCGTTTTCGGTGTAATAAGCATTATATTCTACTGAACATCTACCTATCATTTCTACGAAATCATTTCTGTCATCATCAAAAGACATATTAAATGATGAACAAAATAATAATAATGTAGCACATAAATGATTCATATTAATCCTTTCTTGTCTGGTTTCGGTATCATGCTCCAGATGATAAAAAAAAAATATTCTAGGGGAAATAAATCCCCTAGAACACATAACCAGTTATGATTTAACTGGTGTAAATTTGAAATCAAATTGTTTTTGATTAAATTGTTTAATTTTAGTTATATGCTTTGATTGAGCAGAAACTTGTTGTCTAGTTTCTCTATATTCTTTAGGAAGAAAATCCTCATCAAACATTGATTTCCACCAATTTTCACAAAGATTGTAAACACTTTGTTCAAGTGAAAAACTAAATGTATAACCGTTATTAAATCTTAATATCTTTTCATATTGAGATTGCATAACTTCATTAAGAGTATTTTTATCATATGCTTGATGTATATTTCCACCAATGTCATTTGATAATTTCTCAAATTGATTTTGACAGTTATCAATTTGTTTCTGTAAATACTTCGTAACGAAATAACTACTATTAAGCGTCTTTTCGACTTTCTTTTTAGCATTATACTTTAGAAATAAATTACTAGAATCCATCCATTTAGTATAGAGTTCTAATTCTGCTCTTACTAAATAAGCAGATTGTAGTATCTCATCCTGTAATTCATTTTTGTCAGGATAAGCAGTCATTATATCACTATCAGTCATAAGACCTCCTAATTTTAAGTGATTATGTAAACACATTATCTAATAAATGTGTCTAAATCTTGGCGACTATTTATCGCCAAGAAACTCTTTATTAACTATGTAAACGCTACCACTTACATAACCAGTTGGTATTGTTTTAACGAATTTTTCAAAAACTTTATTATCTAATAATACTTTTTCAATACCTTCATTTTCAGACCAATCTTTAATTGCTATTAATCTATTAGTATCAGTATCTGGTACTTCTACTGGATTAAATGAAGCAGTCATATATGGTGAACCATTAGAATCATATAGTTGTAATGCAACCATATTTGTATCTTGATATCTACCGAATTGTAGATGTAATTCTTCGTTTCTAAATTTAATAGTCTTTGGCATTTTGCCTCCTTTTATTATATCATCATGATATTTTATATTTCCCCAAAGACAAACAATGAGGGACTAGTTATCCTTGCTGACGAACGATTAGTGAGGAAGCATTAGGATTGCTGAATGCAAAATAATCGTTATTAATCGTGTGTGGATGAAATCCCAAAGGGATTCAGGTTCCACATACTATTAATCACTATTATTGTTGCATTTATGGAATATCCCGAGTGTTTGTTAAACTTGTCATGCGCACAAACGGGCGCACAGATTGGTAATTATTAAAAACCGACACTAAGGTTTTTGTTTCTTTTACCAAAAAGAAATGAGGTGGGGATGAGCTGCGTAGTCATGCCCACAGTTAGTTGTGGACAGCGTGGGTCATAGAGCTCCAAGATGTAAGGCACAAGATGTGTGCCGAATCATCTTGGATAGCCTATATGACTTAAGTAGTGAAATCAGCCACCTCAATACATAGAGTCACCCTTTGGGGTGTCATTCACATCCCGATTGTCCAATCGAAGTGAATTATTTTAGCAGTGAACCTTGCGTGCAAGGTGAACGGGAAACAGGTTTCCCTAAAATGATGAACGAAGAACTTTGGACTATATTGTGGTGAGGTCGATCCGAACAACAATATATAGGGATGTGCTTATATGACTTGACGATTTCTCTTGACAAGGAAAAATCAACAAGTAGTATTACCCAACATGGTGAATAAGAGTATTGCCACTAGTGAAAGTGATGACTTAACCGATAAACAGCGCAAGTTAGTTGATACTATAGTAACAACAGGGTGTAGCATAACCGAAGCTGGAATAATAGCTGGATATTCAACAAAAAAGAATAAAGAATCAGCTAGAGTAAGTGCAAGTAGAACACTACGTATCCCAAAGGTACAGAGCTATATGATGAAACAGATAGCTAATACCGTTGGATTAGGTGCAGTACATGCCTCAAGAAAGATGGTAGACTTGAGTATGAATGCCCGAAGTGAGTATGTTCAACTAGAGGCTAGTAAAGACATATTGGATAGAGTTGGTATACGAGCACCCGATAAGGTGCACCATACCCTAGATGCGAATCTATCAGTTAATATAGACTTAACATAATAACTCTATCCCACTAAGGAAGAAAATTCCCCAACATGTGAGGGGAATTTCCTACTAAGGTGTTTTTACCCACACGAAGGGGGGGTTAAAAACTCAACGTTCAATATGTGTATTCCAGTTGCACACATAATAGAGGTTAAAAAAAGCACCCTATTAAATGTGCGTTGAGGGAAGTGAACTTTGGTGTAAGGTAAATGTCTGACTTAAGTAGCTCTGATCTGGTTAAGATCGATAGCTCCTAGTACTAGGCAGAAGAAAGGAAATAGTATGACTGGTCCAGTAGACACTAAACCGTCAAAGGTTTATAAAAAGAGAAAAGGTTGGCAAAAAGTATTACTTGGTGATCCATCAACTAATAAAAATATCCAAGCTGCTGATAAATTTTATCAAAAAAAGATTAAAAATAAATCTTTAACAGCCAAGTTAAAAAATATTTGGAAGCAATTAAGTAATTAATTCTGTGCATTGAAATTTCTCTTTCTTTCTTTTATAGTTTAAAGTTCACCCAAATTACTATAAAATGAAAGGAATGAAGAATATGACCATAGATGACCTAACTTCACAAGTAAAAGCACTTCAAGAAGAAGTAAAAGAAATTAAAGATTTAAATAAAGAATTATCAGCTACATCAAAGATATTGATGAATAAGCTAGATAAATCCTATGATGATAGGATAGCGTTAAGGGCATCTAATTATAAATTAAATAATGAATTAAAAGGAATAGCTCATGCCTAAAGTAGGAAAAAAAACTTTCTCTTATTCTAAATCTGGTGTAAAGAAAGCTAAAGCAGAAGCAAAGAAAACTGGGAGGAAAGTTGTCAAGCAAAGCAAAGGTAAAGGGTACTAGAGTAGAGAACGAAATAGTTAAGCTCTTTCAAGCAGAAGGATTTAACGCTAGACGACAACCTTTGTCAGGAGCAATCCAAGCATTTCCACATGATGTTCAAGTCAAGGATTTATTTGATGGAACTAATGTGGAAGTAAAAGCAAGGAAGAATGGGGAAGGTTTTACGCAATTAGATAAATGGAAAGGTTCTGCTGATTTATTAGTATTGAAAAAAGATAGAACTTCGCCTATGATATGTATGGATTGGGAACAATTCAAATTATATTTACATGCAGCCAAAACTAACGAAGGAACAGAAGAAGGAGCTATACAGCAAGACACCCGAAGAAGAACAATTCCTAAAAGAAAAATTCGGAACGGTGGGTGGCAAAATAGACACATTAAAGCCAGATTTGGGAAACGCCCATTTCGACATAAGTTTCCAAGACCGACAGAGGTTGAGGAAGATAGTTAAGACTATTCACTTTAAAAATTATCCTAAAGAATTTATAACTGATAATGAAGCTGATAAACTTATCGAATCACTTGGTCCGAAAGTTGCTCAAGATATGATTAAAAAATATTTAGAACAAGTTAAGTGACAGAATTTTCCTATAAACCAGATGGTGATGTCCTAAAAAATTTTATGAAGTCAGATGATTTCTTTCGTGGACTTCGTGGTCCAGTTGGATCAGGTAAATCAGTTGCTTGTTGTATAGAAATATTTAGACGAGCTTTAGCACAAGAAAAAGGTAAGGATGGAACTAGAAAAAGTAGATGGGCAGTTATTCGTAATACCAATCCACAGTTAAGAACAACTACTATCAAAACATGGGTAGATTGGTTTCCTGAACAAGATTTCGGACCATTTGCATGGTCAGTACCTTATACACATAGGATCAGAAAAGGAGAAATTGATTTGGAAGTTATCTTTCTTGCTTTAGATAGACCTGAAGATGTAAAAAAACTTTTATCATTAGAATTAACAGGAGTATGGGTTAATGAAGCTAGAGAGCTACCTAAAAGTATTATTGATGCTTGTACTATGCGTGTTGGTAGATTTCCTAGTATGCGAGATGGTGGAGCTACTTGGTATGGAGTTATCTGTGATACCAACGCTCCTGAAGAAGATCATTGGTGGCCTGTCATGGCTGGCGATGTTCCTGTTCCCGACCATATTTCTAGGGAAGAAGCATTAATGTTAGTTAAGCCTGATAATTGGTCTTTCCATACACAGCCATCAGGAATGAAAGAAGTAATAAAAGAAAAACAATTAGCTGGATATGAATCTAATGAATTAGCAGAAAATAAAACTAATCTAACAAAAGATTATTATAATAATATTATTAAAGGAAAAACAAAAGGGTGGATTGATGTTTATGTAATGAATAAACTAGGATCGCTAGAAGAAGGCAAACCTGTGTATTCTGGTTTCAAAGAAGAATTACATATTGCTAAAGAACCAATACCGACTGCAGAATTAACAGTCTATGTAGGAATAGATTTTGGATTAACTCCAGCAGCAGTATTTGGTCAAAGATTACCTATGGGTAATTGGCAAATAGTCCATGAACTTGTTTGCTTTGATATGGGTATAACAAGATTTAGTGAACTATTGCGTGGAGAAATAGCAAAAAAATTTAAAGGGTTAGAAATGGATATATGGGGTGATCCGGCTGGTGATTTTCGTTCTCAAACAGATGAAAGAACACCATTTCAGATACTGCGACAAAATGGCATAATTGCTAAACCAGCTCCAAGTAATGATGTATCTTTAAGAATTGAATCTGTTGAAACAGCAGTTAATCGCTTAGTAGACGGACAAGTAGGATTTATTGTTGATAGTAGCTGCATTAATTTAAAGAAAGGATTTAATGGAGGTTATCACTATCGTAGAATACAAACTACTGGAGATAGGTTTGATGATAAACCTTATAAGAATAGATACTCTCATGTTCACGATGCATTACAATATTTAATGATGGGAGCTGGAGAAGGAAAAAATTTAATTGCTGGAAAAGGACAACAACGAAGTTATACTGCCAAAAAGGGTTGGGAAGTATTTGGCAATAAACCAAAAAAGAGCACATGGGATTTCCTCAGAAAGATTGGTTAGTATATTTTTATGAAGGTAAAGACCATCATAGGTCTATACGCTTTTTTAAAAAAGGATTTAAACATTGTGGAGTAGTTGGTTTTTGTCCTGAAAAAGATGTGTGGATATTACAAGAATTTATATTTGGTAAATATCAAGTAGAAATATTAGAAGGAAAAGATGTAGATGCATTATTTCGTTTTATTAAAAAAATTAATGGAAAAATATTAAAGGTAAATGTAAGTGAAGATAAATCTCTTGGTATTCCTCGTTTATGGGGATCGTGGATTAAAGAACATAGTTGTGTAAGTTATGTTCAACGATTACTAGGAATGACGCATTTTATGATATTTACTCCTTATCAACTATTTTGTGCGTTGAAAAAAAAGGGGTTTTCTGAAATAGATTTATAGATATGGGTATATTTAAACCAAAAAGAGAAGAAGCACTTAAAGACCCTGAACTTGATAGACAAATGAAGGAAAGGCGTGAAGAAGAAGAACGTACAAAAAAGTCACAACTTGAAAAAGAAAAAGAAAGAAAGTGGCGTAAATCTCAAGGTATGATAGGAACTCGTTCTTTATTTAGTAGAGCTGGTGGTAAGGGATTTTTTTATGAAGGTAAAGAAGTATGAGCAGTAATCAAGGAACTACAAAATCAGAAAGAAAGCAAGGTGGAGGTGGTGGTCCTGCTGGGATGACTACTAAAGAATTTAACAAATCAAAAAAATCTTCTGCACAAGCAAAATATGAAGCACAATTAAAAGCTGGTAAAAAAGAAATACAATCTAAAATTGATAGAGAAAGATATGGAGCTGGAGTTGCTTATGGATCAGGTAAAATTTCTAAAGACAGAATAAAAGATGTTGAAATGTTTGGTGGCAAAGCATCACAATATACTAATGAATATTTAGTTTCTATTGGTGAAGCAAAAAAAAATCCTAGTGGTAGTTATCTTTTAACTTCTAAAGGATGGAAAATGAAATACGGATCATATACTCCGGGTCAAGCACAAACAGGTGCTGCAATGGGAACTGGTGATCCAAGAGGAATAATGACAGGAGCTATGCCTATTTCTGAAGCTATGTGGCAATCACAAAAAAATACGCAACGAATGCTTA